CTTATGCACTTCGTTGTTTAATTTTTACTTCAACAGCGGCTAATGCTAGAACGCTTGCATTTGGAGCAACTGGAAAAGTTGAAATTACTCGTACAACTACTGTAACAAATGCGTTTGACACACACAACGCAACAGTGTCGATTGTTTATACAGGCACACCATTAGTTGAAATGATTGGCAATGCCGCTGCTGGAACCACTATTGGGTTTCGAGGCACGGTAAACGCAACTAATCCTCTTTCTATCCGAATTACAACGGGTTCTGGCACAATTAACATTGGCAGTGGTTTTGCTTGGAATAACGTTGACTTTACGGGTTTCTCGGGAACTTGGAATGCCGCAGCTATAAACATTTACGGCGACATTACATTATCACCAACAATGACGTCCGTGTTTGCCAGCACGCCTTTGGCTTTCTTAAAGGCTTCTGGCACGCAGACCATTACATCAAACGGTGTTACAATTAATACCGGCATTACGGTGAACTCATCTGGCGTTACGGTGGAATGTGCTGACGCTCTCACGCTCGGTTCGACAAGAACGCTAACAATGACTGCTGGCAAGTTGCGCCTTAAAAACGAAGTGACCAGCACAGTTGGTACGTTTGCTACATCTGGCACTACTCAAAAGTTTTTAGAGTCTACTTTATCGGGTTCTCAAGCTACACTATTGCAAGCTAGCGGTACGGTTAATACAACGTATTTAACAATTACAGATATTAACGTTACTGGTGGTGCTACTTTTAATGCTTACGTTACTAATAACAACGTTAATGCTGGAAATAACACGGGTTGGGATTTTTATTTACCTGTAAATTCAATTTACGATAGTTTACGTTTACGTGGCTATACAGGAACAGTAACAGATATGTTATTGCAATATTATAAGGCAAATGGTGCTACTAGTAATAGTTTACAAGATGCAGAATCTGAGTTTTTAATTATTAAGGGTTTTACTTCTGGTAGTAATACCGATAAATGGTATGCTTATTTACGTAGTTTAAGTTTTACTGGAACTGTTACTGATATGTTATTTAACTACTGGAAAGACCCTGCATAATGTCTGAAGTAAGCCATAACGAAATATATGAGCGCCTTATTGCTGTAGAAAGCAAAGTTGATAAGGTTGCACAAGACACTAAAGACGTAGTAGATGCTTTTCATGCAGCGCAAGGGGCGTTTATTGTTTTGGATTGGCTTTCTAAGATAGCTAAGCCATTGTTGTTTATTAGCGGCCTACTAGCTGCATTAGCAACAGTTTGGTCTAACCACAAGGTGTAATATGTTACTAGAAACAATTATAGGTGCACTAGTACCTATTGGTGTAGAAGGTATTAAACAAGCCATTGGTAAGTGGGCAGGGAGTGTTAAAGCCACTACTGTTGATGAACAAATTAAACTAGATGAAGCAGATATACGGCGGCTAGAAGCTGTCGCTAAGATGGACACACCCATTGGTCAACCTAGCCAGTGGGTAGTGGACTTAAGGGCTTCAGCACGTTATGTAGGTGCATTACTAGTAATTATAGTTGGTGTTAGTTCGTTATATGTACCCGTAGATGTAGCAATTCAAACACTAGCATTAGAAGCTGCCAACATTGCATTTGGTTTCTTGTTTGGTAGTCGCATTGTAGCAGGGTTTAAGAAATGACATTCCAGTTATCACAACGATCTTTAGACAAACTAGCAGGTGTAGACAAGGATTTAGTAGCTGTAGTTAAGCGTGCCATTGAAATAACTGAGGTTGATTTTGGTATCACTGAAGGTATTCGTACATTATATAGACAAGAAGAACTCTATAAAAAGGGTTTATCTAAAACAATGAAGAGTAAACATTTAATTGGTAGAGCAATAGATGTTGTAGCTTATGTTGATGGTAAAGTAAATTGGGAAGAACAGTATTATTACACAATTGCTACAGCAATGAAAAGTGCAGCAACTGAGTTGAATGTAAACATTAAATGGGGTGGTGACTTCAAAAGCTTTTTTGATGGCCCACATTTTGAACTTATTTAAGGAACTATTATGCCGTTAAAAGAAGGTAAGGGTAAATCAACCATTTCTAAAAATATTAAAAAAGAAATGGAAAGTGGTAAGAGTCAGAAACAAGCAGTGGCAATTGCCATGTCTAAAGCAGGTAAAAGCTTACCCAAACGAGGTGAGCGCACCGCTAAGAATAAAGCTAAAAAATGAAACTAGCTTACGTAATTTGGGAAGATGCATCTGAATTAGATGTTACAGCTTGGGCTGTACATGAAGAAGAGTTTGTGTATGTACCAGTTTTATGTAAGCAAGTAGGGTGGGTTGTTTATGATGGCCCCGAAGGTATTATCCTTACACAAGCAGTTACTAGTAATGGTGAAGTGGCTAGGCGTAATCAAATACCTAAACAAATGATTAGGAGTATTGAATGGTTGACCGAACCAAGTTCCTTGATGGCAGTGGCAAGCGAGTAATATTACAACTCTTTAAAGAGTTTGCTCGCCCTGATGTTAAGTTTAAACCTGTGTACACATTACAGGAATGGAAAGATGTGTTTCTAGATTGCCGTGATCCATCTGAATACCAACCTGCACAAGTGTTGTTAGGTGATTGGGAACACTGGCTTGAAGTACGTAACCATGCTTTAATTAAACCACATGTAGACAAGTGGCAAGCAGAACTAGAAGTTAAACTGCGTTCTGAAGCCATTACTCAAATGAAGAGTCATGCTAAACAACCGGGAGGCACTGCTGCTGCCAAGTGGTTGGCTGACAAAGGATATGCCACAGAAGCCGTTAAAAAGCCCGTAGGACGGCCTAAAAAGGAAGAGGTGGAGCTACCCCCTATCCCTAGTCGCATTGCAGGTGATATGGCTCGTTTAGGAATTGTAATTGGAGGTAAACGATAATGCCATTTATGACTAACGGTAAACGTGATTATAAGAAACAATACGAAAAGTATGATGGTAAAGAGGATGTAAAGAAAGATCGGGCTAAACGTAACGGTGCTCGCCGTATGTTGGAACGTGAAGGTAAAGTTAGCAAGGGTGATGGTAAAGATGTAGACCATAAGAAGCCACTAAGTAAAGGTGGCAGTACTGGTCGTAGTAATTTACGTGTTACTAGTAAGAGTGCTAACCGTAGTTTTGCTCGTAAGAAAAATGGAGCTATGAAATGAAACCCGGACTATATGCAAACATTCATGCTAAGCGTGAGCGTATTAAAGAAGGCAGTAAAGAGAAGATGCGTAAACCCGGAACTAAGGGTGCACCTACTGCCAAAGCATTTAAGCAATCTGCTAAGACAGCAAAGAAAGGTAAGTAATGGCTAAAGACCCTCGTTTAGAACGTGCTGGCGTATCTGGTTTTAACAAACCTAAACGCACACCTAGTCATGCTACTAAATCACATGTAGTAGTTGCTAAAGAAGGCGACAAGGTAAAGACCATTCGTTTTGGTCAACAAGGTGTTAGTGGAGATAAAGAGCCTACTGCACGACAAAAGAGTTTTAAAGCACGACATGCTAGCAACATTGCCAAAGGCAAGATGAGTGCTGCATATTGGGCAGATAAGGTTAAATGGTAATGACTGAAAAAGAACTAGTAAAGGAAGCGGCAGAGGCAGACTTACTCACGTTTATTCGACTAGTTGCACCACACCGTGTGTTGGGTTCTGTGCATGAAGAGTTGTGTGCTTGGTGGCAACGTCAAGATGCCAAGGATAACCAACTTGTGTTACTTCCTCGTGACCACCAGAAGAGTGCAATGATTGCCTATCGTGTTGCACACCACATCACTAAGCATCCTGAAGCAACTGTATTGTACGTATCTGCTACAGCTAACTTGGCTGAAAAGCAGTTAAAAGCCGTTAAAGACATTCTATTATCTGACATTTATCGTTTCTATTGGCCTGAGATGGTTAATGAAATGGAAGGTAAACGAGAGCGTTGGGCTGCTGACGAGATTAGTGTTGACCACCCTAAGCGTAAAGCAGAGGGTGTTCGTGATGCAACTATTAAAGCCGCAGGTATTACAGCTAACGTAACAGGTTTGCATTGTTCTGTTGCTGTGCTAGATGACGTAGTGGTTCCTGATAATGCCTACTCTCAAATTGGTCGTGACCAAGTTAGAGCGTTTTATTCACAACTATCCTCCATTGAATCTACAGGTGCTAAAGAGTGGGCTGTAGGTACACGTTACCATCCCGGTGACTTGTACAAAGACATGATGGAAATGAATGAGTCCTACTATGACGAGGATAAGGACGAAGAAGTTGAGTTAGAGGTGTATGAAACATTTGAACGTGTTGTAGAGACTAACGGTGAATTCCTATGGCCTAAACAACGGCGTACAGATGGTAAGACTTTTGGTTTTGACCAAAAAGAATTAGCCCGTAAAAAAGCAAAGTATTTGGACATTACTCAGTTCTATGCCCAATACTACAACAACCCTAACGCTGTGGAAACACAGCTTATTGACCGTAGTAGATTCAACTACTATGAAAGGGATAAGATTGAAAACTTTAGCGGTGCTTGGTACTTTGGTGATAAGCTTCTCCATGTCTATGCAGCTATGGACTTTGCTTACACAGTCAGTAACCACTCAGACTACACTGTTATTGCTGTGGTAGGTGTAGACGAAGATAATAACTATTATGTACTTGACATTGACAGATTTAAGACAAACAAGATTTCTGTTATGTACGATAGGGCTGAATCAGTGTTTAGGAAGTGGCGCTTTAAAAAAATGCGTTGTGAAGTTGTAGCTGCACAACGACTCATTGTTAGTCAGTTCCGTGACTACATGCGTAGTCAAAACATTGTCTTTACCATTGATGAATACAATCCACCTAAGACAATGAACAAAGCAGAACGCATTGCTTCTATCTTAGAACCACGATATACAAACAATCAAATCTGGCACTATAAAGGTGGTAACTGCCAAGTGTTAGAAGAAGAACTCATTATGAACAATCCTGAACATGAT